ACGTTCATTAAACAAGGCTTGAAAGTGACAATCGTCAACGGGACGAAGCGGATCCGCCGCGAAGATGCGGATCAATTCATGATCGCACATTCAATTTAAGCCACCGGGTGGGCGGCCTTGGATTGGAAAAGAAAGGCAGATCAACATGATGGACAACAAGAAATACACGGTGCGGCGGGACCAGCTGGAAGACATTTACAACATGGCCGCGCGGATCGTAGCACTGAAAACCGATGATCCGGCGTTCGCCTTGGGTCAAGCCCAGGGCATGGCAGACAGCATCAAGTCTACTATCGAATGGGTGACAAACAACGCCATTGGCAAGCGGGTAGCCAAAGGAAAGGAAGCAGATTCAGATGAAAAATGAGTATTCACCACTGGTCAAGCAGGCTTGGCGTCAATTGAAAAACCAAGGATACGACATCAGCATGGCTAAAGTGTTCCGCCTACTGTTCTCTGATGGCGAAATTGATGAGAACGGCGAGCCGACGCAAGCGGCTTTTGATAACGGGTACGTTGAATCAGTGCCCATTAACAGCCCTGAAGGACGGCATGAGCTGCTGGCCCAGTTTAAGGATGCTAATCCATTGTATCGGGACATTGACGACAGTCACTTCCTTGTTACTGAGGATGCACTGGGTATTGATGAATTTGGTCAGCGGATTGTAGCCAATCGAATTGCCAATGATCCCAATTACCTGAAAACCAGTCGGGACTCTGCCCGGTTGCTGCTGCATATGCTGGACAGTGAAAAGCGTGAGGAGGATCAGCGCAATGATCATGATTAACTGGATCGTTACCCATGTGCCCACTGTGTGTGGCCTAGTCCTGGCATTCCTGCTAGGTATGATCATGGCCATGTATCTGTTTGCTGAACCAGTTGAGGAGGTGAAAACACGGCACACCAAGTGAATACCCCATACGGCTGGGAGTGGCGCGATTATATCGAAGCCGATGCCCGTTTGGACAAGTATTTCAAGGCCCAGCGCGACAAGGTAGAACAGCGCGACTTGCTGCACGCCAAGCCCAAACAAAAGGATACAAAAAAAGCCGCTAAGCACAGCAATGCTTAACGGTATGGGGCATGTAAAGTAAATCATCTTTACACTTATCATGCCCCATTGACTGCTAAAAATCAAGCAATGGAGGCAAATAATTATGGAAAAATTTGATACATCAAATTGCGGATACGAATTATGTAAGGCAAGTGGCTGCCTTAATGCCTTGAGAGACGAGCTTGACACGCTGTACCAAGCTGTTTCCCCTTTCAATGAAAATCACACTCAGAAAAGCGCCTTTTTACTGGCGTACGAATCGGCCCGTAACTGGGAAACACTGAATTCTCTTGTGACAGCTGCACGTGACATTGTTAACGAACAGATCGATGAACTGGACCGTGCGCCGGAATCGGGTGATCACAATGACATTAAGCACGCTTGATTGGGCACTGGCTTACCAAAAAAATGGGTTCGCTGTGTATCCGCTGGTATCCGGCGACCGGATCCCGTTGAAAGGATCACACGGATATAAGGACGCCACGAGAGACCCAGAGCGGGCCAAAGAATGGTGGGGCCAGCACCCCGCTTACAATATCGGCCTTTCATTGGTCGATAGGGGCATTCTGGTGCTTGATATTGACCGCGGACATTCAAGTGGAAGTGATGGTGTGGCTACGATTGCCGAACAGTATGAAAAAGGCATGGAGCGCCTGCCGGACGACACATATATTGAGCACACGCCGCGTGGTGGTTTGCATTACTTCCTATCATACCCCAAGGATCTGCATATCACGGCTAACACAAATCTTTTTGCCAGCAATGGAGAAGACACGGGAGTAGATTACAACGCGCTAGGTGTACCCGTATCGCCAAGTCAACGGTCTGGTGGGCAATATAAGCCAGTTGAGGGCCGCAAGCTGGCTGGAATCCGTGCCGCACCCAATTGGGTGTTGGCAGCCATTCAATCACAGAACCGTCCGAACGTCAATTTCGGCGCATTTGGCCGGCGCAAGACATGGGCCGGAAAACTGCTTGATGAAATGGTGGCTGGGGCTGAGAGCGGTCAGCGAAACAGTTATCTGACCCGTATAGCGGGAAAATTGTTTGCCAGTACTGCCGATCCAGAAAGTATCTGGGCAATCATGCAGGAAGTAAATGCAGCACATGTTGATCCGCCCCTACCCGATAAGGAATTAGCCGGAATTTTTACTTCCATTGCTAAACGCGAAACCAGAAAGGGGCAATTAAATGGACGCAACTAAAGAAACACCGCCGGAAGTGGCAGCAGCCATCAAAGGTCTGCACGTGGTCAGTAGTCATGAGACGCCACGCTGGCTATTTTCAGATGAAAAAGGAAACGAAAAAGTTAACGCCCCCATGCTGGGCTACGAAATCATGAAAGAAGTGCCTATGATCCGGTCTAAACTGATTCCCCTTGGCGCCCGGTATGATAAGACAATCGGTGCTTGGCGTCTTGGCGACCTGGGAGACTTTCTTGAAGCGTATATCACCAAAAAACTGGAAAGCGTGCATAAGTGGTCAATCTAAAAGATGGGCGAGACAAAGAAGTTTATTCTCATTAAGACGTTCGACGGTGGTATGACCGAAAACCCGTTTGATGAGAGTGACCCGGCACTGGTGAATTTCAAAAATGGCACGTTCAATTTACGCACGATGAAGATGCAGCCGCACAACTCAAAGGACTATATTTTGCAGTACCACGACTATGTGTTGCCTACAGATGCCATGTCCAAACTGCCGCCAAAAACTAATGCTTGGTTACTTGCCTTAACTGGTGATGATCCAAATGCCGTTGAATTTCTTTATGAAATGCTGGGGTTCTGCTTTTACCGGTCATACGATATGTACCAGACAATCACGATTCTAAAGGGCGACGGCGGCAATGGTAAATCAAAGTTTCTCTCGTACGTTCAAAAGGTATTGGGAAGTGCAAACGTGTCGAACGAATCACTGGATGCCCTGGGCAATAAGGACAATCGCTTTGCCAGCAGTAATCTATACCAAAAGGAAGCCAACATCTTTGCGGATATTGCAGACAATTTTGTACAGTCAACCGGCCTGCTAAAAACTCTTTCTGGTGCCGACAAAACAGATGCCGAATTCAAAGGCCAAAATGCATTTAGCTTTCGGAACTTTGCCAAGCTAATTTTCTCTGGCAATAAGCTACCAGCATTCGCGGATTTTACAGATGGGTTTGAGCGTCGGCTTTATGTTGTTCCGTTCCCAACCAAGATTGATGATGCCTTTATCGCGGCACACCAATTGCCAGAAATTTATGAAGAAATCTCCCAGGCCGCAGCATACTCGTTGTATGCGTTCAACCAAAGGATGAAAGTCAATCCCAAGAGACTAACGGAATCCGGCCCAATGTTGGCAGCTAAAAACAAGTGGTTGAAAGATGCTAATAGTGTGGCCCGGTTTGTTGAGGAATGCTGTCATATTGATCCGGCAGACGATGCTGGCGATTCATCCCAATATCTGTATGAAAAGTACAAGGAATACTGCACCAACGAAGGCAGCCGTATTCTATCACAGCCTAAGTTTACTAGCCGGCTGGAAACACTGCACATCAACAAGGCCAACCCGCGCATCAACGGCCAGCGAATGAAGCGATACATGCACCTTGTCTATGACGGCGATCAAAATGATTAATGGTATGTGTGTCCTTCAAAGTCAGAAAAACCCGAACCACCCGAACCAGATAGACAAAAGCCCGCCATACCAGCGTTTCAATACATCAAAAACCCGAACCACTACCCGAACCAAATCGAACCAGCAGTGTATTGATTCACAGGTGGTTCGGGTTTGGTTCGGCAATAATGTACCTGGTTCGGGTAAGACATGCCTTGTAAACGTTGATATATAGGCATTTAAGTATGGGTGGTTCGACTGGTTCGGCTTTATCCCAGTCTGGGACACACACACGAATAGTTGGAGGTGGCATGATGACCAGCCAACACGATCCGCCAGTATCTTTACTGGTAAATGGAAAAGTGGACTTGGCGCCCCGGGTCGCCAAGTCCAGAAAACGGCATTCAGATTGGAGCGATCAAATTGAAGAAGTATGCAGTATCCCGCCTGAACAAGGTGGCTGAAATCGGCAAGACAGTTAACCGCAGGACTGGCGCAGGTCTTAACATCTCTACGTTTGAACCCACTGGCACGCTGTTCTATGGCTCATATAACCGCACAGTGACGCAAACTTATCAGATTACTGGTACAGATGTAGAAGACACCATAGCCATTGTTGTGCGGCACACAGACGCCCTTAACGACAGCATACTGGTGAGATTGGCTGGCACTGTATATGATATCCAGTCAATCGCCTATGACGATGATATTCACGGGTTCGATGTCGTCACACTCAAGAAGCAGGTGCAGCGTCGGTGATCATGAAACTATGTGACCATGCAGGTTGCCATGAGCTGGTGCCGTTCAATCAACGGTACTGTGCCAAGCATGCAGCCGACTACAAGGCCAGAGCAGCGCCAGGCAACGCTGCATCATATCAGCATCGTAAAGAAATCAGCGGCAAACTGCAGCAATTCTATAAGTCGAAAGCCTGGGAGCACCTGTCATATGACTACAGACTGAAACACCCGATATGCGAGTGGTGTCAGAAGAAGGGATTGTTTGTTCCAGTTGAAGTGGTAGATCATTGCGTCCCGATACGCGTGGACTGGAATCGCAGACTGGACGAGAGCAACCTTCAATCACTGTGCAACTCATGTCACTGGCAAAAATCGCAAGAAGACAAGAAAAGATACCATTTGCCAAAACTAGGTACCCCACCTGAATAACCGGGGCCCAGTTCAAAATCGACGGGGAGCAAGACGCCAGCTTTGGATTTTGAAAAAATCTCGTGTCAACGGATAATTTCGTGCAAAATGCACCTAAAATGTGTTATACTAATCATTGGATAATTGTATCGAATTAAACGAAAGGACTTGGCGAGATGCCTAGCAAAATTAAAAACATCGATGATATTCGCGGGCATTTGTCGCCCCGTAAGATTGCTAAACGGGCCAGCGAGCAGCAGGCCATGTTTGATTTCAAAGAGCTTACTGCCCAGCCCCCCGAGTGGCTTGATGATCTTGCGGTGAGCGAGTGGCAACGTATCGTGCCTTTGCTGAAAGCCGACGTGCCCATCAGCGAATTGGACGTGGCCATGCTGGCCAGTTACTGCCAGACATATAGTGACATTCAAAAAGCAGCTAAGCACATTCAAGATGAAGGTCCGGTCGTTGAAGCAGTGTCTGGTTCGATCAAGGTCAACCCGTATATGAACGTGAAGCGGAACGCCACTCAGGATCTGATGAAGCTGGCCGATGCTTTGGGCTTATCAGTATATGGCCGATTGAAGATGCAGATCAAAGGCGACGTCAAGACGCCGGATGATCCGTTTGCCAAGCTGATGAAGAATGGGTGAAGTATGTTGATGATGTGTTAGCAGGCAACATTGTTGCTGGCAGAAAAATCAAGCAAGCATGCCGCCGTTTCAACAAGGACATTAAAGCCAGCAAGAAAGATTCGTTCCCCTACTATTTCGACGAGGACCATGCCCGCCGCGCAATTGAGTTTGTAGAGCTGATGCCGGCAAAAGATGGCAGCAAGCTCATCCTGGAACCATTTCAGAAGTGGATCCTGTCCGAACTGTTTGGTTGGCGCGATAAGCAGACTGGCAACCGGCGCTACACGCAAGCATACATTTCAATGGCCCGCAAGAATGGTAAGAGCTTCTTGATGGCTGCCATCGGGGCCCTATATCTGCTCATGGAAAACAAACCGGCCCGCAGTCGTGAAATTGTGTTTACCGCAAACACGGCCAAGCAGGCTCACATGGCGTATGACATGATGGCCAGCGGACTGCGCCAGGTATGCAATGTGTCGCCCTCACTGCGGCAGCGTCTGAAGATCAATCGAGACGAGATCCGCGACTTGGGCACAGACAGCAAAGCCGTTCCCTTAGCCAGTGATCTGCATGGGCTGGACGGGTACCAAAGCGACTTAGCCGTAATTGATGAATATGCCTTAGCCCGCAGCGATCAAATTTACAACGTACTGAAGTCCGGCCAGATCAATAGCGACAATAGTTTACTGGCAGTCATTTCAACTACTGGGCCGAGCCTGAACGGTCCCATGTTCAAAGAATACAAATTTATTAGCAAAGTCCTTACCGGCCGCGAAAAAGTGGACCGGTATTTTATTGCCGTTTGGGAGCAAGATGTAAAGGACGAAGCCTTTGCGCCAGAGACATGGGAAAAGTCGAACCCGCTGTTAGCTAACGAAGAGCGGGCTAAGACGATGATCCCCAGTCTCCAAGCCGACGTTGATCTGGCCAGCAAGCGAAACATGTTGCGGCCGCTGCTTATCAAGAATTTCAACATGTGGCAATCAGCCCGAGCCGATAGTTATATCAGCTTAGACGACTGGGACAAGGCGAAGACGGCACCCATTGAAACGGTCGGCGCTGATGTGTACATCGGGCTGGATCTGTCTAAGTCGAGCGACCTGACCTCAGTCAGCTGGCTGGTCCCCATGGCGGGATACTCCTATGCTGACAGCCACTCATTTGTGGGAACGAAGTACGGACTGGAAGAAAAAATCAAAAACGACGGGTTTGACTATATCGCTGGAGAACAGCGCGGCGAGTGCAGTATCACCAAACTGGAAAGCGGCATGATCGACTACGACGATGTACTGGCCTACGTATTGGCCATGATCGACAGAAACCAGTGGAATGGGCGGGCCATCTGCTACGATCCCTGGTCCTTCGGGTACCTGCTGCCGGAGTTTGAAAAACGAGATATGCCAATGGTTGAAGTACGCCAAGGCCAGCGCACGCTGTCAATACCGACGGTGCGGTTCCGCGATGACCTGTTCAATGGCAAGCTGAAGCACCCAGACAACCAACTGCTGGCCTATGCGGTTAACAACGCCATTCTGAAATACGATGCCAACAATAACCCCATTATTGATAAGGCGAAGAATGCCACCAAGATCGACCCCGTAGCCGCTCTGATGAATGCCTACACGGTGGCCATGGACAATTTAACTAATGAGAAAGCAGGCAAAGCCGACAATGCATTTTATGCAAGCGACAATTTCAGTTTTTAAGCAGCATATAAATATCCAGACTGTACTGCTGGTAGCAGGCTTAGCACTTGTCGTTGCGGGTGTGTGGTGGCTGCTTGGCGGTCCCACTGGCCTAGTTGCGCTGGGAGTGGTCTGCATTGTGCTGGCCCTGATCCTCAACTACAACAGATCATTTCACGTGAAACATTAAGGAGGTGACAACATGAGTTTTTTCCAAAATGATACTTCCCAGCCTCGCCAAGACGACAACAGCGAACCATTTCTCGATGCCTTGATCAGTATGACCAGCAATGACAGCGGCGTGTATGTGGGCGTTGGTGCCCTGCACAACAGCGACATATTTACGGCTGTGAAAGTTATTGCCAGTGACTTGGCAGCCAACCCTATCGAATACAGTGACAAGAAGCTGACAGTCTTGCTTAATAAGGCACCAAACGACCACATGACGGCCTGGGCGTTCAAGTTTGCCCTGGCCACTAACATGTTACTGGACGGCAATGCCTTTGCCCTAATTGGCCGCAACAACAGTCAGCAAGTGAATGCTTTGGAGTTCGTTCCGAATAGCCAGATGGTGGTGAAACAGGACGATAGCACAGGCGTCGTGGCCTACGAATACACGCCTACAGACGGCCCCACACAGCGTTTGCCAGCCAGTGAGGTATTGCACTTCAAGTGCTTTACCCAGGACGGCTATACGGGGCTATCACCGTTGTACGCCTTGCATGACGAAGTGGCTTTGCAGAAGTCGGGAAACAACTTGCTGAACGGCTTTTTCAAATCTGGCGTGCAAGGAACCGGCCTACTGAAAGTACACAAGTCGGACTTGGATGCGCCGGCCAAGGAAAACATCCGCCAAAAGTTTGAGCAGGCTAACAGCGGAACCAATGCGCTGAAGACCATTATTCTGGACGAGAACATGGATTACAGCCAACTGCAAGTGAATACAGACGTATTGCAGCTGGTCAATTCTAACGACTGGACTACGAAGCAGATCGCTAAGGCGTTTGGTCTGCCACTGGATCGGCTGGGCGTTGAAAGTGAGCACTCCAATGCGATACAGAGCAACCTGATGTATTTGCAGAACACGCTGGTTCAATACTTTTCCAGCTTTACCAGCGAACTGGATGCTAAGCTTTCGACTGGCGATAACCGGTTCGGCTTCAATACTGACAAGCTGTTTTCAGCGGACCCGGCTACCATGCAAAAACTAGCAATTGACGGTTTGCAAGGCGGTCTGCTCACCACCAACGAAGCACGGGATAAGTTAAACCTGCCACCAATCGCTGGTGGTGATGAGATCATGGCCAGTCTGAACTACACGCCACTGAGCAACTTGGTTGCTTATCAGGACGCCAAGAAAGGAAGTACACCACAAAATGAATAACGATGATGTTGAGAAACGGGTCACCCCTGAAGCGGCCCTGGACGCGGCTACGGCAAAGCCAGAGACACCCCCTTGATGGTTCTGCGGATACCGATAGCACAGACGCTGACAGCGCTCCTAAGACGTTATCTGGGTATGCTGTGGTATTCAATACACCCAGCAAGGACTTAGGCGGGTTCGTGGAAGTGATTGATCCCCACGCATTCGACAATGTGGATCTATCAGATGTCTATATGGTATCGAACCATGATTTCAGCCAAGTGCTGGCCAGCACCAAAGCCGGTACTCTGACCTTGAATGTGGATGACAAGGGGTTGCATTTCGATGCGACACTGCCAGACACAACCATTGCCGACGATGCCTATACGAATGTGCAGGCCGGCAACCTATCCGCCATGAGCTTCACGTTTGTTGCTGCGCCAGACGGCGATACTTTTACAAAGGACGACAGCGGGCAGGTGACCCGCACCATTAATCAAGTCAAGAGCCTGTTCGATGTATCGCTGGTGGCCATTCCTGCCTATGACGATACGAGTGTCGAAGCGTCTGACACTACTGTAGCGCAGCGCAGTTACACCAATTGGCTGAAAAAAAACACAGAAAATCCTGAAAAGGGAAAGG